GGTAACGCACGACGGTTTATGTTTTTTAGTCAGACGGTTTCAAATTGCTTTGCGTTGCAACTTAATGTAAAAAGTAAAAATAATGGTAGAAATCAGAATTGAAACTATCAGACCATTTAGTGCTTCCTTAAAAGCCAGACTGCCTCATTTCTTAATTGAAATTCTAAATAACAATAATCATAACTAGGCGTGGAATATGAAATTGGGAGTGAGGCAGTCGCATCAGATAAAAAGGAAATAAAAAAAGTTAAAAGGATAACCACATTTGCAGAAAAACAATACATCATTGAAACAAGAAAGAAGTATCAACGAGGGGAGTTGAAGGACAGAATGGAAAAAGCACCTGAAGAACGAAAAAGAAAAAATGACCCTTATGGTTTAAGCGAGGCATTTTGGAAGATATTTACAAAGCCGAAGGTTTAGGTTAGAATTTAGATATGGAAATGGAAACACCCTTTTTCACGCCACAACCCAATCCACTTGATAAACAGGTGGGTGGTAGCCATTATAAGAAATGGAAGATACAGCCATTGGAATTTGTTGAAGCAAACAAGCTGTCTTGGTTTGGATTTGTTATTTTAAAATACTTGTTCAGGATTGAAAGCAAGACTACAAGCGTTGAAAAGCAAGTAGAGGACTTGGATAAGTTAATACACTATTCAAGGCTGAAACAATTGTTTTTAACACAGGATATAAAAGAAGCAGATGCAACAACAGATACAGACGGTCAGCACGATACAACTAGCCAAGATTCTCAAACTTTCTGAACGCAGAATTCAACAACTTACCAAAGAAGGGATAATACCCAAGCTGGACAGGAATAATTATAATCTTGTTGAGAGTGTAAATTTTTATATTGACTATCTAAAGCAACAGTTTTCTTCAGAGATAAGCACAGACGACATTGTTAAGAACAGAAACAGGCTGACTTTGGCTAGGGCTGAACTGTATGAAATAGAAAAGTCAAAGTTGGAAGAAGAATTAATACCAGCATCCGTAGTCAAGAAAACTTGGATGGTCTATATCACTATGCTGAAAAATAAACTATTATCCATCCCTAACAAGGTAGCACCGTTGATGGTGACGGTGGAAAACATTAATGAGGCGAAACAAATACTAAAGGAAAGGATTTATGATTCACTAGATGAAATCGCAACAATCAACATTACAAACAAGTCACAAGGGAATGAAGGCGATACTACAGTCAAGCCAAAGGCTGTTGAAGCCACCACCAAAGATGACGATAAGCGAGTGGAGTGACCAATACAGGATTTTGTCACCAGAGGCTTCTAGCGAGGCTGGAAGATTTGAAACAAGCAGAGCCGTCTATCAAAAGGAGATAATGGATGCGATTTCCGACCCAAGCATTGAGGAAGTCATCATTATGTCTGGCTCACAAATCGGCAAGACGGAAATGCTTTTAAACGCCATTGGCTATTACATCGCCTACGACCCAGCACCAATTTTATTGATACAGCCGACATTGGAAATGGCTCGAAGCTGGTCGCAAAACAGATTGGCTACTATGTTGCGTGACAGCCCTATTCTACAGAACAAGGTTGCCGATGTGAAAAGTAGGGATAGTGGAAACACCGTTTTAAATAAAAGTTTCGATGGTGGTCATATCGCCACTTGTGGTGCAAACTCACCAGCATCATTAGCATCAAGACCCATTAAAATTGTCTTGTGCGATGAGGTTGACAGATACCCACCTTCTGCTGGAACGGAAGGCGACCCAATTTCTCTTGCGAAGCGTAGAAGTGCTACTTTCTGGGATAGAAAAATTGTTTTAACTTCCACACCTACCATTGCTGGTGCAAGTAGAATAGAATCAGCTTTTGAAAATACGGACAAAAGAAAATTTTTAGTGCCTTGCCCTAAATGCAATCACGCACAAGAATTGAAGTGGTCACAAATTGTATGGGAAAATAAAGATGCTGATACTGCAAGGTATATGTGTAAGAAGTGTGACTGCAAGTGGACTGAATCTGAAAGAATAAAATCCATTAGCAAGGGAAAGTGGGTTGCAACTTCAGAGGGCAATGGTAGTAATATCGGTTTCCATTTGTCAGGACTGTATTCAGTCTGGATGACAATGGAAGAAGCAGTTAGGGAGTTCCTGATTGCAAAGAAAATGCCAAACACTTTGAGGGTGTTTGTTAATACATATCTTGGTGAAAGCTGGGAAGATGAAGGGGAACAAATAGATGAGCAAAATATATTCAATAGGAAAGAAGATTATCTATCTGGCGAGATACAACAGGAAATTCCAAATAGTGTTGCTGTTATTACTGCTGGTGTTGATATTCAAGATGATCGGATAGAACTAGAGATAGTTGGCTGGGGAAGGGATGAGGAAAGTTGGTCTTTAAGGTATGATAGAATTTATGGCGACCCATCAGCACCTCACATCTGGAAACAGCTTGATCTGAAATTACTTCAAACATTCAAACATCCGTCTGGCGTTGAACTTCGCATCGCATCAGCTTGTATTGATAGTGGATACCATACAAAGTCAGTCTATGAATTTTGCAAACCACGATTTGCAAGACGAGTGTTCGCAATCAAGGGTGTTGCTGGACACGGAAAGGCGATCATCGGCAGACCAACGAGAAATAATATTGCAAAGATTCCGTTATTTCCTGTGGGTGTGGATTCTGCAAAAGAATTACTGTATTCAAGATTGAGAATAAAGGATGAGGGTGCTGGGTATTGTCATTTTCCAAAACATTATGAACAAGAGTATTTTATGCAACTGACAGCAGAGAAGATTGTCACTAAATATTTTAAGGGGTTTCCAAGACGAGAGTTTGTCAAAATAAGACCACGCAATGAAGCACTTGATTGTCGTGTTTACAGCATTGCATCTTTGTCCGTACTAAATACGGACATAAACAAGTTGGCTGAAAGGCTTGAAATTAGGTCAGAAAAAAAAGATAACAATATAAACAATAAACAGAAATCTAATATGAAAAAAAACAAGCCTAATTTTGTTCATTCTTGGGATGCGTAATGGTAAATCTTTTCACAGAAACACCAGAAATAGAGCCTAAAGTATTCTATAAGGGCGATACAGTCGTCTGGAAAAGAACGGATATTGGTGCTGATTATCCACCTTCAAGTCATTCAATGGTTTGGGAAGCATCATTGGAAACAAGTGGCTCAACAAGATTTTCTGCAACTGTAACAGAATCAGGAACGGAATATACTTTCACATTGGATAATTCTGCGACAGCTAGTTATACTGCTGGTAACTACAAATGGTTTTTAAAAGTTATTCAAACAAGTGATAGTGAAACATTAGTAATAGATTCAGGTGACATAAAAGTTAAGGATAATTATTTTGCAACCACAGGTGATATTAGAAGCCACGCAAAAATAATGGTTGATAAGATTGAAAGCATACTAGAGGGAAAAGCTGATTCAGATGTTTCCAGCTATTCCATTGGCAATAGGAGTTTGTCTAAAATGTCGCCAGAGGAACTAACCATTTGGCGTGACCACTACAGGGCTGAATACAATAGGGAGTTACGAGTGGAACGAATAGATAGGGGCGAAGGCACAGGCAATACTGTCAAGGTGCGTTTCGATAGCAACTAATGGGTATATTCGATAAAATTTTTAGGAAAAGAAAAAAAAGGAACTATGTCGGTGCGAACACCAATCGCTTGTTCAATGATTTTGTTACAACAACATTATCTGCTGATAGTGAAATAAAAGGAAGCATTAAGACACTACGAGCAAGGTCGAGGGATTTATCACGCAACAACACTTTTGCTAAAAGATTTATAAGTGCCTATGTTGACAATGTCATTGGTGCGAATGGCGTTCACTTGCAAGTAAGAAGTCGTGACCCTAACGGTGTCATTGATACATTTGCAAACAACACCATTGAAAGGGAATTTAAGAATTGGGGGAAATCTGTTTCTGCCGATGGTCGTTTAAGCTGGATTGATGCACAACGATTGTTCGCTGAAACTTATGCAAGGGATGGCGAGGTCATTGTCAAACTCATTCAGAATTTTGACAATCCTCATAAGTTCGCCATTGAATTTATAGAATCGGATTTTTTAGACAGCGAATATAACGAACACAGCAAGAAAATAAGAATGGGCGTGGAAAGGGATGATTTTGGCAAACCCATTAATTATCATTTCTTGAAAACACATCCCTATGACACTGCCTTTCCAACAATGGAACATTATGGAACGAATTATAACACCGTTCCAGCAGAACAGATCATACATTTTTATCATCAGGAACGACCACATCAAACAAGGGGAGTTCCACCACTGTCCGTTTGCTTGAGGGATTTAAAAATGCTGGATGGCTACTTGGAAGCTGAACTGATTGCTAGTCGAGTGTCGGCTTGTAAGATGGGCTTCTTTAAAAGTGGTGATTCAAACAGTTATCAAGGCGAGGATATTATTGAAACAAACACGCCTGTGATGTCAGCTTCACCAGCTAATTTTGAACAACTGCCTAGTGGCGTGGACTTTCAAGCGTTTGACCCACAACATCCAACGACTGCTTTCAAGGATTTCACCAAACAAGTCATCAGAAGCATCGCTAGTGGACTTGGCATCAGCTATAATACACTTGCGAATGACTTGGAAAGCGTGAACTATTCTTCTTTAAGGCAAGGTGCTTTGGAAGAAAGAGATCATTGGAAATGCGAACAGAATAAAATAATTAATCAGTTTCACAATAAGATTTTTGATAGTTGGCTGGAAATGAGTTTATTAACTGATAGGCTCGAAGGACTACCAGCGAGTAAATTCAATAAGTTCAATGTGCCTGTCTGGAAGCCTAGAGGATGGCAGTGGATTGACCCTAAAAAGGAAATTGAGGCGTTGCAGATAGGCGTAGCCAATGGCTTTATCACTATGCAAGATGTTCAATCAAACTATGGAAGGGATGTGGCTGATGTCTTTGAACAGATACAAGTGGAAAAAGAGATAGCCGAGCAATACGGTATTCAAATGAACTTTGAGCCGTTTGGTCAAAAAGAATCCGAGCCAGAGGTTGACAAGGGTGGAAAGACGGATGAAAATTAGGTAGAAAAAGATTATGAATGAATTAAATAAAAAAAATGAAATTGAAAAAAACAAATCCGATTGCGAAGATGTTACGAAGCAACCCATTATGGAAAATGAAAGTGATGATAAGCAAGAAACTCTACACACGAAAGAAAAAAAAGAAGATGGATTATCCAAAGGTGATGCAGAACTTGGATTAGTTCACAAGGAAATGGAAAAGCCAGAAAAATTTGAAAGGATTTTTCATTTTAATTTAGAAAAGAAACAAAAACCGTTTGATGAAAAATCAAGAACGGTTGACATTGCATTTAGTTCGGAAGAACCTTATCAAAGAAGTTTTGGTATGGAAATTCTTTCGCACAAACAAGAAGATGTGGATATGGAATTTTTCAACGGTGGCTCTGCACCACTGTTATTAGACCACGATTCCACAAAACAAATTGGCATCATAGAAAAAGCCGACATCAGCGAGTACGACAAGATGGGTCGTGCTACGGTTAGATTTGGAAAATCCAGCCTTGCTGAAGAAGTTTTTAATGATGTTCTGGATGGCATACGGAAAAATATTTCCGTAGGCTACGAAGTGACCAATATGGTTAAAATGAAGGAAAATAAAGGTGATGGAACACCAGATAATTTTCGAGTTTCTTGGCGACCATTAGAAGTGTCTAGCGTTTCTGTTCCAGCCGACACATCGGTTGGCGTGGGAAGGTCAAGACATAACATTAACCCTGTTCTTTCCAATGAAGGAAAGGACAATAACTATAAGGAAAAAACGATGATTGAAAAAATCGAAAATCCGAAGGTTGAGGAAACTAAAGTTGATGTTAAAACTATTACCGACAATGCTCGTAAAGATGAATATGCAAGAATAAAAGAAATCACTGCAATAGGTGGAAAACACAATTGTAGGGATTTGGCTGACAAGTCTATTCAAGCTGGTGATTCTGTTGCCGAGTTTAGAAGTATAGTTTTAGATCACATTGGTACTGCAAAACCTTTGGAACAAAAAGACATCGGACTTTCAGAAAAGGAAAGCAGAGGCTATTCCATTGTCAGGGCTATTAAAGCTATGACAAGTGGCAATTGGTCTGATGCTCAATTGGAAAAGGAAGCATCCGATGAAGTTGCACGAAAAACAGGCAGAACACCAAGAGGAGTTTTTGTGCCGTCTGATGTAAGATGGACAAGAGATTTGATTCAAGGTGTAAGTGCTGATGGTGGTGCTTTAGTTGCAACCAATCTTTTAAGTGGCTCATTTATTGAGGCGTTAAGAGCAAGAATGGTTGTTAAACAAGCTGGTGCATTATTTTTAAGTGGTTTGGTTGGCGAAATTTCCATACCTGCACAACTTGCAGTTAATTCTGCATCTTGGGTTGCTGAAAATGCTGCTGTAACGGAAGTCAATACAACATATCGAAATGTTACGATGTCTCCGAAGACACTTGGAACTTTTACTGATATTTCCAGACACTTGATACACCAATCAACCCCAGCGATTGAAACCATAGTTAGAAATGACATAATTAAGTCGCTTTCTAATGAAGTGGACAAACAAGCCATTCAAGGCTCTGGGTCTAGTAACAAGCCAACTGGTATTTTAAATACATCAGGTATTGGTTCTGTTGCTATTGATACGAACGGTGGTGCGTTTACTTGGGCGAAAGCTGTTGAAACTTGGAAAGAAGTTGCTACTGACAACGCAGACATAGGTGCGTTGGCTTGGGTTACTTCACCACTTGCAGTTTCTCGTTTAATGGCTACGGCTAAAGTTGGTTCTTCTGATTCTGTAATGATTATGAACGATCAAAACAAACTTTTGGGCTACAATGTCTTTTCAACAACAAACTCTCCTGATACTCTTACAAAAGGGTCATCAAGTGGGGATTGCTCTGCTTTAACATTTGGGAATTTTAATGACCTGATTGTTGGAGAATGGGGGAATCTCGACAT